TAATAAAAGTTTTTGATAAAAAATCAAGAGATTTGGGAGTAATGTATATTTTTTCTTCTTTTTATGGTTTCTTTTCATATTATTTGTATAGAATTGTTTATTCTATGTGTGTAAAGAGCATGTAAATTAAAAATAAATTAAAAATAAATTATTATTAATTATTATTAATTATTATTTAATAATAATTTAAATAAAAGTATTTTTAAATATTAATGAAAGTTTTAAGTATAGATATTGGAATAAAAAATTTAGCATTTATATTAATTAATCATAATGAAAATTCATGTAATTTTGAAATATTAAAATGGGATATTATAAATTTATGTAATGCTATTCCAAATTGTAGCAACCCAAAATGTAATGCAAAGGCTAAATTTTATAAAGATAATTTATTTTTTTGTAAAAAACATACAAAAAATGAAGAATTTAAAATTCCAAATATTAATATAAAAACTTTAGCAAAACAAAATATAAAAGCACTAAATAATATTATAAATGAAAATAACATTGTATTAAATAATGTAGAATGTAATAAAAAAAATAATAAACAAGACATTATTTTAGCAATAGAAGAACATGTTAAAAATAAATGTTTTAATATAGTCGAAACTATAAATGCAAACAATGTAAATTTAATTGATTTAGGTATTAATTTAAAATGTGAATGTAATAAAATATTTGATTCACAAATTATTGATTCTATTGATATGATAATAATAGAAAACCAAATTAGTCCAATAGCAAATAGAATGAAAACAATTCAGGGTATGATAGCCCAATATTTTATAGATAGAGGAAATTATAATATAGAATTTATTTCTGCTGCAAATAAATTAAAATTATTTATAGAAAATAAAAAAACTTCATATAATGAAAGAAAAAAATTAAGTATAAATTATACAATAGAATTATTAAATAAAAAAAATAAAATTAATGAATATGATTTTTTTAAGAAGCATACAAAAAAAGATGATTTAGCAGATTGTTATTTACAGGCTATATATTATTTATATACTTTTAATAAACTTAAATTATAATTAAGATTAAATGAAATAATATTACAAATTAAATAATATTTCATTTGCGGAGGACTTAAAAATAAAATTTGTATTAATTTAATAATAATTACATGGATTTAATAGAAATTGAACCAGATGTTGTTGAAATTGGAAATTTAGACATTCCTGATTTAAAATTATCAAATATATCAGATGATGAAGATGATAATATTTCAAAACCATCTATAAATTTTGGGGGAGGAATAGAATTGTTAATGAATGATAAAAATAAAGAACAAAAAAAACAAACTAGTTCTATTGAAATAGAAGATATAACAAGATTAGAAAATGAATTAAATGATTTAACAGATGATAATAAAGTAATAGATGAAAAATCAACTAAAAAAACTAAATCCGGAATGTTTGGTGGATTATTTGCAAAAAAAGAAGACGGTGATAACATTAAATCTGTAAAAGAATTAAGAAAAGATGATATGGACAATATAGATTTGGGTAGATCAACTTCTAATTTAAATGAAACGAAAACATCAGATGGATATGGTAAATTTAATAATATTCCATTAAATATGGAAAAAACACAAGAAAAAAAACAATTATCTAAAGAAGAAGAATTAAAAGAAAAATTCAAATATTTACATAAATTAGAAGAATTAGAAAAAAAAGGCGCATCATTAAGCAAACGTTATAATATGGATTCTAATCTAGATGAAATGATAGGAGAATATGAAACAATAATCGAAGAAAAAGAAAAATCAAACAGTGTAAAATTTCAAGCAAAAATGTTAATGGCTTGTATTACTGGTATAGAATTTTTAAATAATAAATTTGATCCATTTGATATTAAATTAGATGGTTGGGGTGAACAAATAAATGAAAATATTGATGAATATGATGAAATTTTTGCAGAATTACATGAAAAATATAAATCAAAAGCCAAAATGTCTCCGGAACTTAAATTATTATTTCAATTAGGTGGTTCAGCAATGATGGTTCATATGTCGAATACATTATTTAAATCTGCAATGCCAGGCATGGACGATATAATGAGACAAAATCCAGAATTAATGAAACAATTTACTCAAGCAGCAGTAAACACTATGGGACAATCAAATCCCGGTTTTGGTGGTTTTATGAATAATGTTTTCCAAGGTCAAAATGGTGGTTCACAATCACGAGAAAATGGAATGGGAAGCGGTGCTAATCCAGGTTTTGGAATGCCTAATATGTCAAATAGAGAAATGCCACCAACTGTAAATAGTGGTCCACCACCACCACCAGTAGAAACTAAATTACCTGAAAGAAGCCAAAGAACACAAAATTTACCAAATAGACCAGATTTAATGAGTGCACGTAATGGTGGAGGAATATCTATTGATAAAAATGAAGGTTCTACAAGTGATGAACCAAGAATAACACGTCCAGAAATGAAAGGACCAACTATTAGTAGCAAACAAACAGATATAAATAATTTATTGGGAGGTTTGAAAACAAAACAAGTAAATATGCAAGAAAATAAAGAATTTAATCAGGCAAGTACAATTAGTGTAGAAGATTTAAGAGAATTAACAAATGCTAAAATACCAAAATCAAAACGTAAACAAAAAAGTGATAAAAATATAGTAAGTTTAGATATTTAAATAATTATATTATATTATATTTTATTATATTATAATATGCCACTTTCTGAAAAAAGAAAAAAAAAAGAAAGAAGAAAAAAATTTGAAAATATGAAAGATATAGAAAGAAAAAAATATGAAAAGAAAGAAACAAAAAAAGAAAAAAGAAACGAAAAAAAAAAAGAATTACAAGAAAAAAGAAAAGAAAGATTTAGAGAACAAAAAAAAAATTTACTTGCATCTGTAAGAAAAACAGAACCACAACCTGTAAAAGTAGTATTAGATAAAACACGAGGAAATACTTTAATGCAAACATTAAGAAACTTAACACGTAAATATTATAATCCAACCAACTTTAAAATTGAAAATACAAATGAACCAATTATATCAAGAAGAACTGAAAAATCCAACGCGGCAAAATTAATACAACAGCGTTTTAGAAAAAACATAAATAATTCTTTGCGTTTTAGAAAAAACATAAATAATTCTTCAATGTCAGCAAAAAGTAGAAAAAAAAAATGTTTAAAAGAACTAAGAGATTGTGACGCAAGCAATAAAATTGAAAGAGGAAAATCTCCAATATCTTATTATGAAAGAAAAGCAAAAAATAATCCAAAATGCGGTAGGTTATATAATAAATGTATGGGGGAAAAATCTGGTTATGAACCGGATTTAGATAGACCCAGTTATTATGGAAATTCAGATTATTTAAGCAATTCACAATAATAATATTATTTACTAAAAAAATATAAATAATATTATTAATAATTTATTAGATAAATAAAAATTTTAAATGTTTTTGATACAATTTGATGCTTGTAATAGAGATATATTAGGTGTAGGATCAATTGGTTATGTATTATATTATGATAATATAGTTTTAATAAAAGAATATAAAATGTTAGAAGAAACATATAATAGTAATTATGCTGAATATTGTGCTTTAATATATGCTTTAAATTGTGCAATAAAATTAAATATAAAAGAATTATTTGTAGAAGGAGATGCAAAAATAGTTATAGAACAAATTAAAGATAATTGTAATATAAAATCTGATATAGTAAAACCTCTTCATAAAACTGTAAAAAAATTAATAAAAAAATTTGAATTTATTAATTTTGAACATATTTATAGAAAATATAATAATTATGCTGATTCACTTGCCAATCAAGCATTGATAGAATATTATGGATTTAATTTTTGAAACTTTTTTTACACATAGGATCTTTTAATGCTTCTGGAAAAGTTTTGCCTGTTTTTTTACAAAATGCTTTTACATGCATTATCCATTTAGAGGGACCTTTTTTATGTCCATGTTTTTTTGTACTTCTTTTTTTCATTGGTTTTTTATGTCCATGTTTTTTTGTATTTCTTTTTTTCATGGATTTTTTATGATGAACTTTTCTTACTCTTTTTTTACTTGACATTTTTCTGGGTTTTTTTCCACCAACCGATTCTTCACTATTATCACTTGGATCATAAGGTTGTACTTCTTCTGATAACATATTTTCTGACATTTTATATATATTATAAAAATATTATTTCTCAAAATTAAATAATAATTTATAATAAATTAAATTATTAAATTATAATAAAATACAATAAATATGTATAATAATATAGATTTATTAGTAAATGTAAAAGATTCTTGGAAAAAATTATTTAATGATTATAATAAAATATTTAAAAATAAATCGTTGAACAATATTTTGTTAAAATTAAAAGAAATAGAAAATAATTCAAACGAAAAAAACAAAATTTTTCCTAAATTTAATAATTTATTTCGTTGTTTCGAATATTTTGAAGTTATTGAAACTAAAATTGTAATAATAGGTCAAGATCCATATCATGGACCAAATCAAGCTATAGGTTTATGTTTTGGAATAAATAATAATGTACCAGTCCCCCCATCATTAAGAAATATTATTAAAGAATTAAAAAATGATTTAAATATAGATTTAAATGATATAAGTTTAGAAAAATGGGCAAAACAACATATTTTATTATTAAATGCATCTTTAAGTGTTGAACAAGGAAAAGCAAATTCACATGTAAATTTATGGAATGATTTTACAAAATATATTATAGATGAATTAAATAATTGTAATCATAAAATAATATTTATTGCATGGGGAGCATTTGCATATGAAAAATTAAAAAATATAAATTTGGAAAAACATAATTTATTAGTATCATCGCATCCATCGCCATTAAGTGTATATAAAAGATTTAAAGATTTTCCCGCATTTGAAAATTCAAGGCCATTTTCAAAAATAAACAATATTTTAAATGAAAATGATAAAAAAATTATAATATGGTAATAAATATTTTAAAAAAATTTCAAATAATAAAGATTTATTTAATTTATTAATACTAAATATTATTGTATTTTTGTAATATTTTTTTAAAATATGTTTTTTTATAAAATAAATTTGATATTATTTTAATAAATATTATTTTAATAAATATTATTTTAATAAATATTATTTTAATAAATATTATTTTAATAAATATTATTTAATTATTAAAATAATTTTTATAGTATTAAAAAATTTGTAATAATATTTTATATTAAAGATGGCATATTATGCGGTAGCCAAAGGTCATAATATAGGTATTTATAATTTTTGGAATGATTGTAAAGAACAAATTTTAGGATATAAAGGAGCAGTTTATAAGAAATTTAATAATGAAAAAGATGCTGAAGAATATATATTAAATATTGCTTCAGTTACAAGTGATATTTTTGAAAATTTATATAGCAGATTTAATATAGAAGAAGTTGATTATTTTATTTACACAGATGGTTCATGTTATAATAATGGAGATATAAATGCTGTTTCAGGAATAGGAATATTTTTTGGAATAAATAATAAAAAAAATGTTTCAAAAGTTATTAATAGTATTGATAATAACGATACAAATAATAGTGCAGAATTATATGCAATAATTGAAGCGTATAAAATAGTAAAAGAAGATTTAAAAAATAATATTAAAATATGTATTTTTACTGACTCAGAATATTGTATAAAATGTGCAACAAGTTATGGTGAAAAATGTAATTCTAATAACTGGGAAAAAAATATTCCAAACAAAGAATTAGTTAAAGAAATTTATAATATTTATAATAATAATCAGAATTTATTATTAAAACATATTAGAGCACATACAAATAAAAAAGATAAACATTCAATTGGTAATTCAAATGCTGATAAATTAGCATATAATGCAATAAAAAATTATAAAAAAGATCTAACTAAAAAAGTATAAATATTGGGATTCCAATATCTAAAATCTTTTAAATAACGCAACATTTTAAATCTTCATAATAATACACGTATTTTATAACATCTCCATATTGATTGTATTTTAATTATAGCCGGTTCTTGACATGTTAATAATTTTCTATAATTTAATATTATTTTAATAACATCATTTGGTAAATTATCCCAATTTGTCATTTTTATAATTAAAAATATTTTTTTACAAAATTTCATCAACTAATCCATATTTTAAAGCTAATGTTGAATTCATCCAAATATCATGATAAAATAAATTTTCCAAAATATCTTCATCCATATTTGTATTTTCTAAATAAATTTTTTTAACTAAGTTCATAAACACATCTACATTTGTATTTAAGTCTTTTATATCTAATAAACTCGAT